TAAAAAACAAACTTGACTTTGAGCAAGCAAAAACAAAAATAAATCTAAGTATGCAAGCTGTATCTAATATAGCATTAAAAAATAAACTTAATTTTGAGCAAGCAAAAACAGAAATAAATCTAAAAATAGGAGGTGTTTTAAATAAAAATATGCACAATATCTTACCTTTTGTAAAAAGCAAAACACAAATAAATTTAAAAGGAGCAGTAGTATGCAAGATCTAATAGGTTTACCTAATAATGAGGGTTTAAGTATTTTAAAGCAAGAACTTTTTGAAAGAATAAAAAAATTTTCTTTACTGAATGAAGCTGGAGAAACCTTTTTTACAGGTGAAAATCATTCGATTTTTTTTGATGCAGATGGTGTATTAACAGTAGTATATATTATTCCTGTAGATGAGCATTTGACAGAATGGAATTATTCGATAAGAGTACTCAGCGATGATGATAAAATAATTACAGATATAGCATTATCTGCACCTGTCCAATGGGTCAAAAATGTAGGTGGCGAGCAAGTAGTAAAAATATCAGTAAGTGGCGAAGCTGGAGAGATCGTTTTTAAAAAGGATGATTATGTAACTACAGCAGAACTAGAAGCACTGTATGTTAGTACCATCGTTGCACTTACAACAAAAGTGTTCCAGCTGGAACAAAAATTAATTAGAAATGGAGTTTTATAAAAATGAATGATACACAGAGTTTAACAGATTTAATAACACAAACTTCTCTTTTGTTAGAGAAATACGACAGTTCAGCTTTTTTGCTAACAAAAAAAGCTGGAGACTATTCAGAGCAGTTAAAATTACAAATAGAAAATGGTGTGAAGCTCTTAAAAGCCGAGATAGTAGACTTAGATATAGAAGCTACGATATCTAAACTACGAGAAGAAAGCGAAAAAATACAAGCAGATATGGCAAAAACAGCTGAAAATTTTGATGCAAGTGCATTGACAAAAGAGCTAGAGGAGAAATTAGATGCAATTGATGCAGATGGTATCTTAGAAAATATTAAAACAGATGCAAGTGCATTGACAAAAGAGCTAGAGGAGAAATTAGAAAAAATATCTTCTTCTTTAGAGGAAAAATTAAAAACTATTGATGCAGATGGTATCTTAGAAACTATTAAAACAGATACAGATGATGCAATAGCAAAAATTAAAGCTAGTGCATATATTGTAAAAATGGTAGATTTTCAACACACTTTACCATCTAAGCTCAAATCAGATACAAAATATGATTTTTCTATTCTAGGTGGAAATGCAGATGCAACTTACAAAATAGATACTCAATCTGTTTTTGCTTGTAGCAAAGTAAAAAATATAGATGCTGGAGATGTAGTAACTATAACTACACCAAAAGTAGAAGATGCGACCACTACATACGAAATAGCAATTATAGAGGTTCTTAATGGTGTAGAAACTCCAAAAATTTTAGACTTAGAAGTTGGTTATATAAACAAATCTGGACAGATGTTATTTGATGAAGCTGGTACACATACTTTTATAGTTCCAACTGGCATTGAAACTGTTTGTGCAGTTGCAGTTGGTGGCGGTGGCGGTGGTTCTTATAGTTGGGCTAATACAGGTGGTGCAGGTGGTGGTCTTGCTTGGGTTAATGATATAGCGGTTACTGCAGGTGAGCAGATTACAGTAGTAGTTGGTAAAGGTGGAGCTTGTGGAAGTTCTAACAGTCCTGCAGGTGGAGATAGCTATTTCAAATCAGTTTCAATTTGTAAAGCTCAAGGTGGTCAAACAAATAGAAATGGTGGAACATATACAGTAACTAAAGCTTATGGTGATTCAGGTGGTGGTGCAGGTGGTAATGCAAGTGGTAATTATTGTGGTGGTGGTGCAGGTGGCTATTCAGGAAATGGTGGAGATAGTGAAACAAATGCTCAGAGTAATTCAGGTGCAGGTGGTGGTGGTAAATGTTATTCTTCTACTTATGGAAGTCCTGCAGGTGGTGGAGTTGGTTTAGAGGGTCAAGGTAATGATGGAGTGGCTGGATTTTTCGGTCCTAATGGTTTAACTTCAACCAACTCTTCAGGATATGGTGGTCAAGGTGGTTCAGGTGGCGAACATGGAGACTTTGGAGAGAATCCAAGCACTAGTAGTGGTGGTGTAACTAATCGTGGTATTAACGGCGGTAAATTCGGCGGTGGTGGCGGTGGCGGTGGTTCTTCTATTGGTGGTGGTTCAGGTGGCGATGGTGGTGTTAGAGTCATTTGGGGAGAAAATAGAAGCTTTCCCTTTAACGCAAAAGATGTAGCAGAGGAGAATTAAGATGCAAAAATATACACACGAAGATTTTGAGGGAACAATCCTCGCAGAAAATATAAGAATTTTAAATTTTGGGGTTTTACCAAATGCATTAACTTTAAAAGAGCAGGGTTATGTACTAGTAGAAGAGGAGGAAGATCCTCTTTCTTTAGAAGAGAAAAAAATAGAAAAAAAAGTACATCTAAAAGGATTATTTAATGCAAAAGCAACACGACCGAGAGTTGATACAACACTTGGTTTCTTCGTAGATGGTTCTGCAAAAGATCTTACAAATTTAGAAAATGGACAAAAATTAGGTGTACCTTTTGTAAAAGATGCAGATGGAGAGAAGCATGATATTGAGTTGTCAGATTGGGACACAATCTTGCAAAAAATTAGAGAGCATGGATTGACACTGTTTAACGAAAAATGGCAATGGGAAGCTGAAATAGATGCGTGTCAAACAGCTGAAGAGTTAGATGCTATTGATGTAGCTGGTGCTTTTGGTACTGCTGTAGCAGAGTAAGGGATAAAACATGCCAGGAATAAAAGTAAAAAGAACCAAAAATCTATCACCAACAGCAGTTGTAGTTACATCTACAACTGTTATAGGTATTGTTGGGACAGTATGTATCGAAAAAACACTTGCAGAATTAAATGCAGAAAAAGCACTTGAGGGTGTATCTAAAGATAGAGTTGTTGAGATAACATCAGAGATTTCTTCTTTAGAAACTATAAAAGCAAAATTAGCAGATAAAACAAAAGCTGGACTAATTAGATATAGCAATGCGTTACAAGCAATGGAAGCGTTTGAAGAATGCGAGGGTACTTTACGAGAAACATTGCACGATATTTATTGTCAAAATGTTTATAGCCCAATCGTACTATCTCTTATACAAATTACAGCAGAGCAAGCAGAGAAAAGTCATCTAACTTTTTACGATACTCCAGCAATAAAATCTGAAGTTTTAGAAAAATTAAATGCTTTAAAGATGGCAAAAACAGTGTTAGGTACAAAAGTAAGAATACCTCTAGTAGAAAATTTTACCCATGATGAGACTGTTTTGAACGCAGTTGGTAGTTATACAGATGGTACAAATACAATATCTGTAGCATCTGCAAACCATTCTGCAATAGATACTGCTTTAGTGCAGTTAGCAGAGCTAGCATCAGACAGATATCTTATCACTCCGTTTTATAGACGAGTTTGGTCTATTTTTCAAGATAAATACATAGAAAAACCTTATGGTGCTATCGTTGCAGGGCATATTGCAAAATGGGACGCCGAGGGTGGAGAGTTTGGGACTTGTTACGATCACGCAAATAGACCAATTTTTAATATGGGAGATTGTCTTGTACCACTTTTTTACGAAGAGGGTGAAGATACATGTGATGTAAATATTCTTGTAAATGCTGGAGCGTGTCTTTGCATCAATGATGATGTTACAGGAGATTGTCTTTACAATTTTGAAACACCTATAAATACATCCGACACAAGATTTGGTAAGCTTGAGACAAGAAGAGCATTTGACTTAGCCAATGAAGAGTTGCAAAAGAAATTAAAAACACACAAGCATAGAACACTTACATCTGTTTTAGATCTAGCAAAAGCAGATGCAGAGGCTTTTCTTTTAAAAGGGAAAAAAGCTGGAGCATTCGTTGGATACGAAGTAACATGGTCAGCTCAAAATAGTTCTACAGATATATCTGCAGGTATCTTGTATTTGGACTATAAAGCAGGTAATAATCTAGGTGTAAGAACTATCGTTCTACAAGGTTACGCTACTAGCGAATATTATACAGTGGAGGTATAGAAAATGGCAGATAAAGTTATGGGAAAAGATGGGACTATTCTTTCAGGTTTCGAGATATTTGTGGGTGGTAAAAACACAAAAGGTAAAACAGGGGATGGTACAAAAATATCTGACATAGAATTTGAAACTGTCAATGGCATCTCTACAGGTATCATTAAACAAATGACAGCAGAAATAGAAGTGGAAGATTTGGATATTTCTTACATTACTCACATGGCTGGTGGCTTACCTTTTGTTTTAAAAGGAAATATACGAGTAGAAGGTGAAAACCAAAAAGTAGTCGAATCTATGCAGGGTACTCTCGTAAAGATGGGTAAAGACTACAAAGAAGGCGATATGACAAAAAGAAAATTTACTATAAATCTAAATATGTATATGGAAACAGTAAATAAGATATCTACTGTATCTTTCACAAAAGACCCTTATACCATCTTTTTAGGTGGAATAGACATGAACCCAGATTTTGAATAAAAAGGAAAAAATATGTATGGAAAAATAAAAGTATTACTCACTAGAGAATATAAAGATATAGATGCACCAACAGTTCAAGCTCTAGTGCGAGGTGTAGAAAAAACTGTAACAGTACTTACTGTGCAAGAATTTACGGGGCAGGATGATGAAAATATCCAAAAACAAGATAATCCAACTATATATACAGAGATAGCTGTTTGTTGTGGTCTTACAGATCAAGAAGCCAAATCTTTAAGCAGAGGAGATGCTACGCTTATATCTAAAGCAATGCAGTCTTTTTTGTACGAATCCGAGGAGATAGTAGAGATAGACTCGAAGCCTACAGCTTAGTAACCGAGTATTTTTTTCTATCAGTCAAAAAGCAAAAAAAATTGGGTGTAAGAGAATGGCTAGATTATTACAATGTAGCTATTAAAAAACATAAACAAAAAATAGAATTGATGAGTTTAAATCATCTTTAGTATTAGTCCCTTACTATTTTTAAGGTTGGGAAACTGTAAAAAAATAAAAAGTCTCATAGAGCAAAAAAAGGAAAAAAACATGACTCCAAAATTAACATTAAACGAAGAAGAAGTAAGAGAAGCAGTTTATGCAAAAGCAATTGCAAAAGGTGTAAAAATGAACGGTCAAGATGTTACAAAAACAATCATTGATGATATCTTAGATATCAAGACAGATGTAGCTATTGAAGCTATTGCAAGTGGTAAAGGTGTAAAAGAGCAAGGGTTAGGTTCTTTAGTTATCAAAGATCATATCGCTAGACCGTACAAAACTCCTATTTTAGATGATGCTGGTCAACCAACAGGTGAAACTTTAGAGGGTATCACACCTGCAGGAAAACATGTAAAATTTGAAGTATCTGAAGAATTATTTGATGCGTTAAACGCCTAAAATTGCTTGAGAGTTTTACTCTCAAGCGATTTATAAAAATAAAGCTTTTTTATTTATAAGATCTTGTACACATTCTCTAAGTGTAGTTTCATTCACCCTCTCTAAGTTCTTCTTCTCAATATCATTCAGTTTCAACCAATCAATACAATCAAAACCTAATAATATCTTTTTTTCTACATATACATTGTATATATTATTTTCTTTTATAAGTTTCATATCTAGTTGTCCTATAGCTTTTCTATATTTAAGAGCATCAAGAATCAACTCATATTTTTCAGGTGTTTCAGCTTTCATTCTTCTTACGCTTCTCTCATTTTGTCCTGTTTCCAAAGCGATCTCTTTTTGCTTTACTTTCATATTTTCAATGAGTTCTTTGATATCTTCTTTATTCATCATTTACTCTCATAAAATTCTATTTCATCTTCATTTTTTACCCAAGATTTGCTAAAATCATCATCTTTAAATAATGTAGCTAAACCACTTATTTGTTTTAATCTTAATAACTCATCTGCATCCATTCCAATATTTTTAAGAATCCATATATCGCTCATACCAGCTTCTTTTAACTCTTTCACAATATTAACCATTAAATCAATAGAATGCGTTCCTCTTGCTCTATTATGTCTAATAGTAGAAGCCATTCGATTACTTTCATCTTTATCTATTGTGACAACAGGTAATAGATCTTTTTCTCTTTCTGCTATTCTTTTACTTGTACGCATTACAGTGTATCTATGGAACCCATCTACTATCTCATATGTGTCTGTACTTTCAATATAATAACATACTATAGGCATAGTATATCCATCTTCCCAAATACTCTTCTCTAGCAGTTTCATTTCAGGTGGTGCTACACTATTTGGATTGTAACTATTTGCTTCAATTTTATCTATATGTATAGCTTTTACATTATATACAGGACTAATCATCTTTATTCTCTCTTTCCCATCTACAAAAAGAACCACGAGCTTTACTAATCATGTTGAACTCTAATTCACTCCATAATATTTCTGTTTCTCTATCATTAGTCCATATCTTACAAGATGTATAACTATTTATAGTTTCAGTTATCAATTCTTTTTTATCTGATTGTGACCCATAAACAAATCTGATATGAACTGCTCCATTTTTCATCTCTCTCATTGTCAAAAATGCAACTGCTTTGTTTTTAACAATTTTTACAAACCATTTATCATCTTCATTTGTAGTTATTGCAGTTCCTAACTCATCATGTACTTTTTTAGAAACGATATAGTTACCAATAAGACTGAATAATTCAGGATTATTTTCAGTTTGAATAAATTTTTTAATCATTATTTTTCCTTTTTATAAGTCGGCATATTTTGCCATAGCTTTTTTTCTTTTTTCATTTTCTATTTTTGTTGGTGCAAATCCCATGTATTTGCATAAATGGTCGTTTTTTAGTATACAAACAGCCATCCTTTTGTAGCTCGGAACCAATGAAAACTCTTTAAGTTTCGCATCATCAGGATATTCAATAAATGTTATTTTTTCTTTATCAGAATTAAAGTTACTTTTACCATTTCGTTCAAATGTTAAATTTAATTTTTCCAAATCTTTTATCGTGTCCTCACTCAAAACACCACCTTTTTTTCTCCAAAATTCAATTGATGTTTTAAACTTTTCTTCATAAGTTTCTCTAGTATTTGTAGGTAGGGTTTTTAACAAAAATTCGACATAACTTTTCCAAGTATGCTCTTTGGGTTTTTCGATATTTTTCCAAGCTACAGCCTTAGTACCTCCATAAATTGAACAAAAATTAGCACCATTAACTCTTCCTACCATTGCACCCCATATATCAGGCTCAATGGCTCTATACATCTTTAAGCTATCAATAGCCCAATCATTAAAGGGACTAGCCACACGCATTTGATGTATAGTTAATCCTACATGATAAAAAGTATCATAAATCTTATTATAATCAAAGTTAAATTTACTATTTGCTATCCAAATATCTTCTGTTTGCCAATCATATATTGGATATGCAGAACATACATTTTTACTGTTTTCAATGATCCAATTATTCTTTTTATATGTATTTACAGATTCACTAACTGCAGTCCATCTATTTAAACTTTCTTGTGTTCTTATACCTACAAGACAAATAGTTTTACCTTTACTTTTACAAATATCTTCATAATACCAATTTGCAAATTTTTTATAAAAATCTTCTTGAGAAAGATTTGGATTATAAAAGTCAAAATTGTGATTTTCTATATTAATCACACCCTCAAATTTTGGCATAGGTCGAACCCATATATCTTTTTTTGATGTTTCCCAAGGTGTCCAATATTGTTCATACATAGATGTTGCAGTTTTTGATTTTAGTGGCATACAACACCAATAAGGTGTTATCATATCAAGATTAGAGGTTAGTGTATCTTCTACATAATTTGTTGTTGCTGTATATTGTGCTTCAAAATCTTGATGAAACACACCTATTTTTTTTGTGATATTATTTTCTTTCATATATTTCAATAGAATATTTAACATCAATCCACTATCTTTTCCTCCCGAAAAAGATAGATAAATATTGTCAAATTCTTTAAAAATATAATCAAATCTTTTGTATGTAGCTTCTAATACATTTTTTTGTAAGAATATTTTTTTAACCATCTATTAAATCCTTATTTATATCAGATGTTGGATTCTCAAGATGAACCCTATTTGATATAAAATTATTAATTTTCTTTTCTTTAGTAGCAGATAATGAACTTTCAATTTGATCACTCATATCTTTCACGCTTTCATATAGCTCTTTATTTGTATATGTATACATTAAATAACCTTTTTTAGTTTTACAAGTAATCTCAAAATTATCAGGTATAAATAATTTTAACCAACTTCCTTTGCTACCTTTTAAACTTACAAGTGATTTAGGCATCCAAAAAAAACTATCTTTTTTGGGTAGCTTAAATAGTATTGCTCTATCTGTTGTAGTTTCTATTAAACTTCTTTGAAAGTAGATATTCAATTGAATGATACTACTGTTTCAAGAAAATCAAAATCATTTAAACCCATATAATTATCAATTACGAAAATATGGTCGAAACCATTCATATAATGTATTGATTCTGTACAATTAGTTTTCATCCACGATAACCCATATCCATTACTATTTATTCCTATAACATATTTATCTTTATCTGAATTTACATATCCATCTATTAAATGAATCCCATTCTCTTTAAAAGTAGTTATTATTATATTTTTTAGTGACCTTTTCATTTTTATTCCTTTATATGGGTTAATTATAACCTATAATATTTAAAATAAACTTATTTTTAAATGTTTTTTATAAATTCTTTTAATGTTTTTTTATCTTTGATTTTATCAATCTCTTCTTTAAAGGTTTCAGCAACACTTTGTTTTAAATTTAATGCTTGTTTTATCTTTTCATCAATAGATTCACTTGCGATAATATCTATATATGTTACTTTTTCAGTTTGTCCAATTCTATGACATCTATCTTCTGCTTGTAGTCTTTCTCCATATTTGAAAGAATTGTTGTAAAATATCACATAATGTGATTCATTTAATGTTAGTCCATATCCACCTGAGCTTGGTGTAGCAATAAAGAACCTTTTGTTATTTCTAAAACTTTGTATAGACTCTTCTTTTTGTTTTTCATTCATTTTACCACTAAACAACGATGCTTCATTTCCTAACTCTTTTTCTATAAGCTCTAAATCATAATGATATTTAGCCCAAATTATTATCTTTTTATCAGTATGGATGGATTTTATAATATCTTTTAATACTTCGATTCTATCATTCTCTTTATAATATATAGTTTCTTTTACATCGATGTTTTTGTATCCTGATATAATTTGTTGTAAAGTCATAAAGAGTTTAAATATATCAAAGGATGAAAAGTCATATGGGTTAATATTGTGTAAAAAATCTTCTTTTGTTTTGTTATATGCAGCTCTTTGTTCATCGGACATAGTAAAATAACGATTGTCATAAATCTTTTTAGGTAGATCAAGACAATCTTCTTTTTTGATTTGATAAACATAAGGTGCTATTTTTACTGCTAAATATTCTTCGTGAAATGTTTTTACGATTAGATTAGAAAATCTCTCACTATACTCTAGATGATTATTAGCAAAAGAATAAAAACTTTTATATTCGAGTATCTTCTCACTTAAAAATTTCATTTGTGAGTATAAATCTACAATACCTTGAGTCATAGGTGTACCTGTAAGTATTAGCCTATATTTACATCTTTTACCCAATAAAGTAAGTCTTTGCGTTCTTTTAGATTTATGCCCTTTTATATAGCTAGATTCATCAACAATCATAAATGTATCTTCATCAATCAGCTGATTAAGTGCTAGTGTAACTCTATCACTTTGTCCTATACTTTCAGTTCCTACAATATACCAATCAGCTTGAGGGATATCATCATCTTGTGTTTTTTGATTAAACACATAGATACTATTTGTATCTGTATGTTTTAGTATCTCTTTTCTAATTGTTTCTTTCAAACTTACAGGACAAATCCAGATTAATTTAGAAATCTTACTCATTCTTTTTTTTACTAGCTCTATTGCTGTTCTTGTTTTACCTGTACCCATATCCATAAATAAAGCACCTACACGAATAGGTAATAGTTTATTTACGGCATTTTGTTGATAAGTGAAGAGTTTTGTTTTAGTCTCTAAGGCTATCATCAATATTACTTTGTATAGGTTTCAATTTTAATTCTTTAGATACTTTTTTTGATTTTGCACCTTTTGAAATAATAGGTATAAGTGCATTTTCTTTTTTTAATTTTGATATTTCCAAATGCTCTTTAGCGGAATCACTAAATCTAAAATCATACATTTGTGCAAAATCTTCTACTTCCTCAAAATGTTCAGGATAGATGATAACTGATGGGTTCGACCATTTTGAAGATGTGATATTTTTAGCTTCTTTATAAAAATCTTCATGATAATTTTTCCAAGATATAGAAAAACAGTCTTTATAAGTTCCATCTATTCTTTTTCGTATCCATCTAGTATGCTCAGGCTTATAAGTTCCATTAATTGCATTCTTTCTTATCTCTTCATCTATTATAGAGATAATAAATCCTTCATTTAATAAGACATTAGCAATCTCAGCAATTCTATCTTCAATACTTCCATTTATAGGGATTATTTTTCTTTCCCAACCTGCATTCCAAGTAAAATCATAACTTTTAATAAGTTTTCTAAACTCTTCATTTTTTTCTGAAAATTGTATATCTATTGTTCTTTTATGTAAAATTGTAATCTTAGCTATTGTTTCACTTATTACCTCTTTTGGTCTTACTATTGATTCATTAAATACTTCTAATTCTAAATCTTCTTCTATAATTTGATTTTCACTTTTAGTATTATTCAATAAAGTGACGATATCACATCCTCTATTATCTATCCAAAAAGTAGCTGTGTTTTCTAAAAACAGAATATCAATTTTATAAGTAGGATTTTCTATTTCAATCTTTTCAGTGAAGAGATGTTTAGGAGGTTTATTTATTTTGTTTATGATTTTTTCAAGTTCATCAGATTTTGTTTTTCTAATAGTCTCTGCCCAAGCAATTTGTTTGTCAGAACCAAGAAGTGTTGGCAATTCATTCTCTTCATTTTCTTTTTTTGCAAGTAGGTTTTCGATATCTCTTGCTTTCATCTTACAATCTTCACATTCCCAAGTATAGTTTTCAAGTTTCCATTCTCTTACAGAATGTTTACCGATTAAATTTACTTCCATATCTTTTTTACAAGTGTCACATGCAACTATATATCTAGCCATTTATTAATCCTTTAAATTTTTATAGGTTAATTATAACCTATAAAAATTTATATATAACTTAATTAATCAACTTCTTTAATAAAAAGTATATTGATTAATCAATCTCAGCGACGCTATCTTATCTTAAATAAAAGATAAGGGAAAAATTATGAGTGGTTTAGGTTCGGTTAGTTTGAACATGGTATGGAATCCAGCTATTAGGGGTTCTAACTTTTTGCAAGCTTCTATGAAAGGGATACATACATACGCAAAAAGTGTCACTAAGGCAAATCTTTTAAAATCTACAAACTTCCCTCTTCTCAAAAGAAATCTAAGAAGTACAGAAAATCATCTAGGGCAGATGCGTAGTCAAGTAGCTCGGATATCTGCAACTCCTCTAAATCTTAATACTACAGGCACACGAGATGCTGTTCGTTCATTACGGACTGAGATGTCTACTATAGAGCGATCTATGCATCAAACAGCTTTTTATTCTCGACAAAATATGCAAAATATGAATCGTACGAATGTCCCTCGAGGGACACCCACAACTGCTCCAACACAACAACAAAGAGTCAGTGGAGGTGCGAGTGTAGCTACAGCTGTAGGTGTAGGAGCGATGATGACTATCCCTTTTAAAGCTTCAATCGAGTTTGAAAGTAGCATGGCAGATGTAAAAGCACTTACAAAAGATATAACAGCAGAGGATTTTACTCTTCTAACAGCAAAAGCAAAAACGCTTGGAGCTACTACAGAATGGAGTGCATCTCAAGCAGCTATAGGAATGACTTTTTTAGCAAAAGCTGGGTTTGATACAAAACAGCAACTAGGTGCAATGAATGGAGTATTAGGATTAGCTACAGCAGGAAGTGTAGAGTTAGGAGTAAGCAGTGATATAGCATCAAATATTTTGAGTGGATTTAGTATAAAAGCTACAGAGATGGGAACTGTTGCAGATGTGTTAGCTAAAACTTTTACTACATCTAATACAGATCTTATTATGCTTGGTGAGACTATGAAATATACAGCTCCTATAGCAAGTGGTCTTGGTGTAGGACTTACAGAAGTTTCTGCACTCGCAGGAAAGCTTGGAGATGTCGGTATACAAGGTAGTATGGCTGGTACAAGTTTAAGGACTATGTATACAAGGCTTTCTGCCCCTCCTACAGATGCTAGAAAAGCTATAGAAGCTTTAGGTTTATCGGTTTTTGATGCAGGTGGAAAATTTAGAGGTATGCCAAATATTATAGGGCAATTAAATAGCTCAATGAAAACTCTCAATGATGGACAAAAAACAGAAAAACTAAAAGCACTTTTTGGGATGGAGGCATTAAGCAGTGGGATAGCACTTATGAAAGTAGGTAAAAAAGGGCTTCTTTCTTATAAGAGTACTTTAGATAATGCTACAGGTACAACTAAAAAGATACAAGATATTAAGTTAGATACGACAAAAGGACAATTTAAACTCTTAGCTTCCGCTATGGAGGGTTTAAGCATATCTGCAACTACAGGACTGTTACCTATGCTAGGTAGCATTACTAACGGATTTACATCTGGTGCAACTATCTTAGATAATTTTACACAAAAGTTTCCAAATGCTTCCAAATATGTTTTTGGTTTGGGAGCGGCTTTGGTTGTCGGAACTGTAGCATTGGCTGGTTTTGGATTTGTTGCAAGTGGTGTCGCTACTGCTGTAGGTTTCATCTCTTTACCTATTTTAGGAGTTGTTGGAGCTGTTGGTGCATTGGGTGGTGCAGGATATTATTTATACACCAGCTTTGCAGGTGTGCGGGATGTAGTTGGTGGTTTGGGTAGTACTTTGGGTAGTTTATTTGGTGGTATAAAAGATATTATGCTTCCACTTGCTAGCACTTTTGGAAGTGCATTTGTGGGTATAGGCTCTTCTATTATGGAAATAGCTCGACCTGTTGGCTCTCTACTCATGGGTATAGGTGGTTTACTAGGTGGGTTTAAAACATTGGGAATTATTGCAAAAGGTGTAGGCTGGGTTATTGGTTCTGCATTTACAATTATAACCTCTCCTATTTTAGCAGTTGTAAAAATAATACAAGGGGCATTAGGTGCTGTAAGTTGGTTGGTATCTAGTGTAAGTGGTTTGCTTGGGTTTACAACAGAGGATATCACTGTAGAGAAAAAAATAGATAAAAAGATAGATATCTCAACTACCATGCCTAAATCAAATTTAGAATCGAAAAGCACCTTTTTGGATGGTGCAAAATCGTTTTTTGGATTTGGTTCAAATTTGCTTGAGAGTAAAAAAACAGATTTGATCACAAATACAATAGATACAAAAAAGACAAATTTGCTTGAGAGTAAAAAGACAGATTTGATCACAAATACAATAGATACAAAAAAGACAA